TTATGTAGTTAACAAAATTAAAGAATAAAAATGGCTGTCACAAAGACCATCATTAAAAATACAAACCAAGAGACCATCGTTAAAGTCGGTGGTACTGCAGGATCTGCTACTATTGCTTTAGCAACCGACTGCCTAGCAACCACCCAAGCATTAGATGGTGCAACTCAATCTGTTGATATTGTTACTGCTCAAGTTAACGGCTTGCTATCATCATCTATTACTATAGTACGTAATGCGATTCCTGTTATGGCATTCGCTCCAGAAAATAGTGGTGTTTTTAATTTCGAAGGTAACGGATTTAGAGATAGTGTTGAAAACACTAAAGATATTGTTGTAACAGTATCAGGTGCTGAGGCTCATGTGTATTTGACCCTGCGTAAAGTTGGTGGCTATGCTACTAAAGTTGAAACTGCTAACTTTGGTGCTAAAGATAACGAAGCTGTTGTAGGAAGTTAATCATGAGAATAATTAAGGAATAATAAATGGCTGCTATTAGATTTGACACTCTTAGAAATACTAATCAAGAAACTATTATTAAGTTTACTGGTAATTCTACCGATACTGGTACAATTGCTATTGCTAACTTAACTGCTGGTACTCAAGTGAGAAACTCTGCTACACCAGTGGTTAATATGGTTCGTATTATCGCATCAGGTTTAACTAACTCCAACTTAACAATCACACGTGGTGGTGTTGCAGTATTCCAGGGTTCTCCAGGTGCTGCGATTGATTTCGAGTTTATCTCAAATGGCTTCTCTGATTCTGTTAACAATACTTCTGATTTAGTATTCACTATCGGTAATGCTGCAGTTACTGGTTATATGACACTACGTAAATTAGTTGGTTGGGATACTAAAGTGGAAGACGCTACTTACGGTGCTTACGACGACGTTACTCGAGTTGGCGCATCTACCACGATAAGTGGTTCACCAGATAAGGTCTAACTATGAAATTAATTAGAGAAATAACAGAAAGTACTCAGTTTATCGTTGAGAAAGATATTAACGGTAAAGCAAAAAATTATTTTATTGAAGGTGTATTCCTCCAATCAAATATTCAGAATCGTAACAAAAGAATGTATCCTGAGCATATCATGGATAAAGAAGTCGGACGTTACATGAAAGAAGCAGTAGAAATGAGTCGTGCGTATGGTGAACTTGGCCATCCAGATGGTCCAGGTATTAATCTTGATCGTGTGTCACATATGATTACGTCGCTTCGTAAAGAAGGTACTAACTATGTTGGTCGAGCAAAAATTCTAGAAACTCCAATGGGTAATATTGCACGTGGTCTTTTAGATGGTGGTGCAAACCTTGGTGTATCTAGTAGGGCACTTGGATCTCTTCAATTAAACAAAGAAGGTATCAATGTGGTGCAAGACGATTTTATGCTGTCCACAGCAGCAGACATCGTTGCAGACCCATCTGCTCCAGATGCATATGTACGTGGTATTATGGAGAATAAAGAGTGGGTATTTGTTGATGGAAAGTTTGTGGAGAAACATATTGAAGAAGTTAAACGTACTATTCGTAATACTTCTTCAAGACAGTTAGAGGAAGCTAAAGTACTTGCTTTCCAAAAATTCCTGAGTAAAATCAGATAAATTATAAATAATTCAATAGAACTATCCAAGTTAGGAGAACAAAGATGTCAATCGAACAAAAAATCGCTGAAATTTTAGCAGAATCAAAGAAGACTCAGCTTACTGAACAAACCCAGTCTGATGAAGTTTTTGCAGAAGAAGAAGTTAAACCAGCTGCAAAGACACCCAATCCAGACAACGCAAAAAACGCTGTTGTTGACGAGAAGGAAGCAGAAGGTGGTACTAGCAAGAAAGCCAATCGTGCTACACAAAGCGCAGCTGCTGGCGACCAATCAGTAATCCGTCAGGGTAATACTGTTAAAGAAGATATTGATGCACTTATGAATGGTGAAGAACTCTCTGAAGAGTTCCGTTCTAAAGCAACTGCCATTTTTGAAGCTGCAGTTATGAATCGTGTTAAAGATGAAGTGGCACGATTAGAAGAAGAATTTGAAGCAAAACTCGATGAGAGTCTTGCACAGAATGTAGAGGGACTTGTTGAACAGGTTGATGGATATCTCGGCTATATTGCTGAGCAGTGGATGACACAAAATGAATTAGCCCTTGAGCGTGGTATGAAGTCAGAAATCCTTGAAGGATTCGTTTCTGGTTTGAAGGATCTATTTGAAGAGCATTACATCGATATTCCTGAAGAGAAATTAGATGTACTCGGTGAAATGGAACAAGCACTAGAAGAGTTAGAAACAAAACTTAATGAACAAGTTGCTGCTAATATCGAAATGGCCAAAACTATTTCTGAACAGAAGCGTAACGAAGTTGTTAAGGAAGTAAGTCAGGGTCTTACTGATACAGAAACTGAAAAGTTTAATGCATTAGTTGAAGAACTTTCTTATGAAGATTCAGAATCTTTTGAGAATAAAGTTAAGACTATCCGTGAGAATTATTTCACAACCAAAGTAATGACAGAAGTTAAATCTGTAGTTACAGATGCTCCAGTCGAAGTCTTGACAGAAGATAAGAAAATTTCTATCGACCCTGTCATGGCAAAATATTTATCAGCACTCAACAACAAATAAAGGAAACTAACTATGTTAGATCGTAAACAATTAATGGAAAAATGGGCACCAGTGTTAAATCACGAAGGCTCTACACCAATCAAAGATACTTATCGTAAAGAAGTTACTGCCGTTCTTTTGGAAAACCAAGAACGTGAACAAGCCAAATACAGCGAGCAACTCGGAGCATTGAACGAAGCAGCTCCAGCTAACTCTGTTGGTACTTATGGTGATATTAATGGTATCGCTAAGTTTGACCCAGTATTGATTAGCTTGGTTCGTCGTGCAATGCCACAACTCATCGCTTATGATGTCTGCGGTGTTCAACCAATGACACAACCAACGGGTTTGATCTTCGCAATGAAGTCACGTTATACTAACCAGTCTGGTACTGAAGCGTTGTTCAACGAAGCAGACTCTGCATTCTCTGGCGCAACTGGTACAGCACAATCTGGTACACCAATGGCTGGTAACGTGGTTCCTGGTGGTCCAGTTGCTACAAACACTGGTGAAGATTTTGGTGGTGCTACTACTTTGCAACAAATGGCTTTCTCAATCGAAAAGCGTACTGTTACAGCAAAGACTCGTGCTTTGAAAGCAGAATACTCTATCGAATTGGCACAAGACTTGAAATCAGTTCATGGTCTTGACGCTGAAGGCGAATTGAGCAATATTCTTTCTACTGAGATTCTTGCTGAGATTAATCGTGAAGTTATCCGTACAATCTATAAGATTGCTAAACCTGGTGCTGCAGTTGGTGTTGCTAGTCCTGGTACTTTCGACTTGGACGTTGACTCTAATGGTCGTTGGTCTGTTGAGAAATTCAAAGGTCTAATGTTCCAAATCGAACGTGAAGCCAATGCTATCGGTCAACAAACTCGTCGTGGACGTGCGAACTTCCTCATTACTTCTGCTGACGTAGCGTCTGCATTGGCAATGGCTGGTGTTCTTGATTACACTCCTGCTTTGAGTGGTAACGCTGGTTTGAACATTGATGACACAAGCACTACTTTTGCTGGTGTTCTAAATGGTAAGTACAAAGTGTATGTTGATCCATATACCGCCAACGTATCGAACTCACAGTTCTTCGTTGCTGGTTACAAAGGTGCTTCTGCTTTTGATGCTGGTATGTTCTATTGCCCATACGTTCCACTCCAGTTGGTTCGTGCTGTAGATCCATCTACATTCCAACCAAAGATTGGTTTCAAAACTCGTTATGGTATTGTTAACAACCCATTCGCTGCATTGGATAACTCTGATTCTGATAATGGTGCTATGACAGCCAATACAAACTACTACTACCGTCGTGTAGTGGTTTCTAACTTGATGTAATTAAACCTACTTCAAGATAGGTACTTTAAGGGAGACTTCGGTCTCCCTTTTTTATTTCCTAAATAATATGATTGAATCTAAATACTAAAGAGTTTATGGCTACTACACTTACCTGTCCAATTCCAAGTAATATATCTCCATTGTCACCAAATGGATTTATGTTCAGCATTCAAAAACTTACATCAATTAACTATTTTTGTCAGCAAGTTAATATTCCAGGTATTACTCTTGGTTCTCCAGACTATGGAAACCCATTTAATACACAACCAATTCCAGGTGATGCTTTAACATATGATCAATTAACTGTACAATTTTTAGTTGATTCAGATATGGCAAATTATCAAGCAGTCTATAATTGGATAGTTGCTCTTGGTTTCCCACAAAACTATGAGCAGTATGTTACATTTATTAATAATGATGATCGTGTTGGTCTTAGTGAATTAGCTAAAAACTATTCTGATGCAACTTTACAAATTCTTGGTGCAAACAATGCTGCAGTTAAGACTATACAATTCTATGATATGTTTCCTGTTGCTTTAGAATCTCTAGTGTTTGCATCTACTAATGTAGACGTGCAATATCTAGTTGGTAGTGCAACATTTAAGTATGGATACTATAAATTCTTGTAAGGCAAATTTGATTTTTTTGTAAGACTACAGTATAATGTAGTTATATTAATTGAGGTTATTATGAATATAGAACAATTGCAAGAGATGTGGGACACCGACTGTCAAATCGATGACAATTATCTCGGTGAAACTGCTACACAAACCCCCAAACTTCACGCCAAGTATATTAAATTACTTGTCAATACTAAACTCAAACATACTAAAATAAGTTCTGAGCATAACATCCTACGTAAAAATAAATTCCGTCACTATCGTGGAGAACTTTCACGTGATGAATTAGTAGCACTTGGTTGGGAACAATGGCAAGGTGTTAAACCTTTGAAGAATGAGATGGATGAATTTCTTTCTGGTGATTCAGAATTGAATACAGTAAAGGTAAAGATTGATTACTTAGAAACCATGATATATTTTCTTGAGTCTATCCTTGGTCAAATTAAAGCACGGGACTGGCAAATTAAAACTGCTGTTGAGTGGAAGAAATTCCTCGCTG